CAAAGTAAGGTTATATCTAAATTATTCCCGGATGATATCACGTTAATAGCTGAATCAGTAGAAAACCAAATGGTTCTATTCGGTTCTGAGAATGATAAAGAAGTTTGGGGTTATAAGTTCTTTATGCAAGGTCAAGACAGAGTACAGGAAGCTTGGTTTAGATGGGAACTACCGGGTACTGTAACTTATCATGTATCAATGGATGATACGTATTTTGCTGTTATAAAGAATAGCAGTACTTATACGTTAGAAGCTATAGATATTAAGAAAGCTACAGATACATTATTAGTAGGTACAGCTCCATCTGAATACTTAGTTCATCTAGATACTAAATCACTCATTGCATCAGGTTCACTATCATATTCTGCAACAACGAATAAAACTAGTTTCACAAAACCAGATGGTTATAATAGTTCGCAACAACTAGCAGTCTTTTGCCATAGTTCTGGTAACAATATTGGTAGATATGCAGAAGCTACTGTAGCTAGTACTGATATAGAATTTGAAGGTGACTGGACTGGACAAGATATTATACTAGGATACCTATATGAATTTGAAGTAGAACTACCTACGATTTATATACAACAAATATCTGGAGATTCAATTAAAGCTGAAACACGTGGGTCTTTAGTACTCCATAGAGTTAACTTGACCTTTGGATCAGTTGGTCTAATTGAAACTACTTTAAAAAGAAAAGGTAGAGCTGATTATAGTAAAACCTATGAATCTATAGAATGGGATAATGTACTTGCTAGTAGATTAGCTATTGCAGATGATTATATCCATACTATACCAGTTTATGATAGAAATGTTAATACCAGTTTACACCTAAAATCTTCACACCCTTCTCCAGCTACAGTGCATTCCCTAACATGGGAAGGAGATTATAATCCTAAATATTATAGACGTGTCTAAATACATTCACCCAATTACAATGGAGGCTGCTGTTGAAGTGGCCTCTAATTTACGCCCTGACGACTATAAAGAGGTCTATGAGGGTCATGGTCATTTTCCACTTTTCTACCTCCCTCAAGCCGCTTTTATAGGCGATACAGTGTACTTTAC